AAGGGTCCACCCAAACTTTGGGGGGTGGCCGGTAAAAATCCCCCTGCCACTTGGACATCCCGACCCACTGGTTGCCCTTGTACTCACCGGGGCGCTTCTCACCGGGGATGATGGGGATGACGCTGTACCCGCGCTCTACGAGCCGGGTTGCTGTCGTGATGAAGTCAGTCATTCTTGCCCTATGACGGTGACGATTAATTGGGGGGTGTCGGAATATGATTTGGTAGCCGTCAGCTTAACGATCTGCGAGTCGTCAACAACCACAATGCCGTTCATGCCGTCCAATGCTTTAACGATGTTATCCAAATCCGGCTTGGTGACGGGTTTGATCTGGCCCGCAATGGCAGCCAGCCGTTTTTTGAACGACCAAGACTTCGGCACCATCATGTGCGCCTCTACGATAACTTCAACTGGGCCGCCCATCGGTGGGCTGCCGCGCATGACCTCGGCTGCGTATGACGATACCTGATTCTCATACCGGCGCGTCTTCTCCGGCGTATACGAACGCACATGACCACCATATGTAGTGATCCTGGCGCGTCCCTTCGCTACAGGTTGACCCGGTATGGTGAACTCAACCACTCTCACGAATAAAAATCCTGCGGCTTCACTTTTCCGCCTGTCGCTTTCTGTATAGCGATCATATGTTCGAGGCGCGGCATACGGCTGGCATCGTCCCTGGCCGTCCACCTGTGTATCGCACTGTCCGAGACATTCAGCATCTTCGCAAACTCACGGTTTGTGAGCCCTTGTTTTTCAAGCCAATTTTTTAATTTCATTTTATTCTCCGTGAATGAGAAAAATACGTTTGACACAATGGCGACTATTTGACAATCTCTTTTTGCTCAATCGCAAACATCAACCAACTGAGGAAACCATGAACTTCAAACCACAACCACTTATCAACCGCACCACCGCAGATATCGCATCCGACTGGATGGACGCAAAGAACGAAGAGACTGCGGCCAACAAGCGCCGCCTTGAGATTGAAGAAGAGCTTCTGTCTCACCTCACCGCGAAGATTGAAGGCAGTGAGTCACATCAAGTCGGGCCATACAAGGTCACGCTCACCGGCAAACTCAATCGTAAGGTCGAGTGGGACATGATCCCGAAGCTCGGCATCCCACAAGAAATGCTGCCGCTGAAACATAAACCCGAACTGGACTTGAAAGGACTGCGCTATCTGGAAAGCAATGAACCAGAAATCTACAAAACATTTTGCAAGGCTATGACTATTGAACCCGCAAAAACATCTGTAACCGTTATCAGGAACGAGAATTGATATGGCAAAGGTTTCAAAAACCGAAAAATGTAGCGCGGAAGATTTAATAGAAGAAATTTATGAAACAAGGTGTCAAGTGTTTCACGATATGTTGGAAAAACTTTTTGGTGAAGAAGACGCAAACACAATAGGTTTTCTTCTACTAGAGTTTTTAGATGCTAGAGACGCGAAAAACAAACTAGAAGACGCCACTACTTTTCTTAACCGATAAAATGGAAAACCAAAATGGCAATCAATCTTAAATCATTACGAAAAGGCAGCATTGTCCGTCCTCCGCGTATCATCCTGTATGGTACTCATGGGGTGGGCAAGAGCAGCTTCGCCGCACAGGCCTACAAGCCGGTGTTTATTCAGACTGAAGAAGGTCTGGATGCTTTGAATGTGACTGCCTTCCCACTGGCTCGGTCATACGATGAGGTGATGGAGGCTATCGGCTCCCTGTACAGTGAAGACCACGACTTCGGAACTGTCGTGCTGGATTCAGCCGACTGGATGGAGCAGTTGATCTTCAAGCAGGTAGCCGTCAATCACAAGATCAACAACATTGAGGACATGGGCTATGGCAAGGGCTACACGTTTGCCGTCGATTTATGGCGTAACGTCATGGAGGGGTTTGATCTTCTCCGTAACGAAAAAAATATGCAGGTCATATTTTTGGCGCATACACAGATCAAACGGTACGACGATCCTCTCGTCGATAGCTATGACCGCTATATGCTTGATCTTCACAAAGGCGGTGCGGCGATAATCTCGGAATGGTGCGACCTTCTGATGTTTGCGAACTACCGTGTAAACACCGTGAAGTCGGATGTGGGCTTTGCCCAGAAAAAGACCCGCGCCGTTGGTGCTGGCGAGCGTATCCTGCACACCCAGGAGCGTCCAGGCTGGGTCGCTAAGAGCCGCTGGGCATTGCCCGAATCTATGGAACTAAACTACGGAACTTTCTCAACCGAACTTGCAAAAGCAATGGAACCCAAAGGAGAATAACTATGGCTGATCTTGATTTCGTCTTTCACGCAAGTGAGATAGCTGAACGCCCAGAATTTACCGTCTTGCCTGTTGGTGATTACATCGCTGAAATTACGAACAGCGATTACAAACCGACTAAAAAGGGCAATGGTAAATACATTGAACTGGAGTTCACGATTATCGATGGGGCATACGTTGGTCGGAAGTTCTGGGACCGCCTCAATATCCAACACGAAAACAAAGCTGCAATGGATATTGCAAATAGCGCACTCAGAGACCTTTTGGTTGCCACTGGTCTAGCAAGCCAGCCGTTTAGCAAGACGGTCACTCTGCACAACATTCCTGTGAAACTTAAAATCGGCATCACGAAACGCAAGGATACTGGTGAAGATCAAAACAATGTTAAATACAAAAGCATTAATTATACTTCATCTCCAAGTGCATTGAAGCTTGTGGCTAACCAAACAGGCTCGCCAGAAGCTTCTTCTGACAGTCCTAAGAAGAAGCCCTGGGAAAAGTAGCAAAGGGAGCCGGGGGTGTAATGCCCCCGGTTTTTTTCATGACCGCAGACCATAACAAAATGACCACGGTAGTAATAACCGTTACCAAGCCCAGTCAACTAACGATGTTTGATGAGGAAGAATCCAAGCGCCGCCGGGATGAAGGCATCGCGCTGGTGGCAGATAACGGCGCTGGATGGCATGACCGAGCCATGTACGTGATCTGGCACCTCCCCATTGGCTGGACCGGCATAGGTGAGGACATCAGAAAACTGGTTTTAGAGTCAGGTGCCGGACCCCCACACAGTTCAAATTGCTGGGGGGCGCTTATTATGTCAGCGACAAGACATAAAATGGTTCGTAGAACTGGTGAAGTAAGGCACGCAAGGATCGTGAGTTCTAATGCACGGACTTGCATGGTTTTGGAAAGAATATGATGGCCCCCATTAGCCTCCCCGACCCAACGCTCATGTATATGAACCGCGCTCTAGAACAGCAGTATGCCTCAGAGCAGCGTGGCTACATCGGCGCGTCCTCCATTGGCTCGGCTTGCGAACGGCGTATATGGAACCAGTTTCACTGGGTCAATGCGGAGAAGATGACCGCCAAGTCCCTTAAGGCTATTGCGGACGGCTACCACAGCGAAGATGTAATGGCTGGCCGCTTACGGCTGGTGGATGGCATATCGCTCCATACCCATCAGGAAAGCGGCGAACAGTTTGGCTTTGAAGACGGCCACATTCGGGGCCACCTAGATGGCATCATCTTCGGGCTGGAACACTCCCCAGAACAACACGTTTGGGAACACAAGTGTGTAAACGTCGAGAAGTTTGAGAAGCTGATAAAGCTGAAGAACAAGGATGAGTCTCGCGCTTTGTTGGAATGGGACGAAATCTATTTTGCCCAGGCTCAGCTTTACATGCACTACTTCAATATAGATTGGCATTACCTGACGGTCTGCACGCCGGGGAGCCGGGATGAGACGGCGTGCTTTACGGCGTTGAACCCCGACGCGGCCAAGCACTACATAGAACGCGCCAACAAGATCGTTAGCGCCGATAAACCACCGCCGCGCATATCGGAAAGCGCGGCATGGTTTCAATGTAAGATGTGTCCGTTCACGGACAACTGCCACGGCGGTAAGATACCAACACCGAATTGCCGCACTTGCGTCCACTCAACGTCTACTCAGGACGGCAAATGGATTTGTGAACTGCACAAGCAAGGACTAGATCGTGAAGTACAGAAGTCTGGCTGTAAGGATCACTTGTACAACCCTGGCCTAATGCCGGGAACGCAAACTGATGCCGGTGAAGGCTGGATTGAATATAAACTCAACGACGGAAACATAATTAGGAACCAAAATGCTACAGTTACGACCCTACCAGCAACAGGCGGTTGATTCGGTATTTGAGTGGTTTGAGGGCGATGGTCACTCAGCCAACCCGCTGATCGTCCTGCCTACAGGCACGGGCAAGAGCCTTGTGCTGTCTGAGATATGCCGCCGGTCCATTGCCGAATACGGCGAGATGAAGATCGTGGTCGTCACTCACGTTATGGAACTGATTAAACAGAACCATGAAGAGATGATGCGCCAATGGCCCGAGGCTGACGCTGGCATCTACTCGGCTGGCATCGGTAAGCGCCAGCACAAGCCGACTGTAGTGTTCTGCGGCATCCAATCCGTACACTCAAAGGCCCACCTGTTCCAGAAGGTGGACTTCGTAATCGTTGATGAGTGCCATTTAATACCTCGTAACACAAACACGATGTACCAGAAGTTCCTCAACAGCCTCCGTGTAGCCAACCCGCACATGAAGATCATCGGCCTGACGGCCACGCCGTACCGCATGGACAGCGGGATGCTGCACCGGGGCGACGGGGCGCTGTTTGATGACGTTTGCTACGATTACAGCGTCATCGATGCAATCAAGGACGGGTATTTGTCTAACTTGATTACGAAGAAGACTGATCTGGAGTTAGACACGACAGGGGTTCACACACGCGGAGGAGAGTTCATTGCGTCAGAATTACAGGATGCCGTTGACGTTGAGGGGATTAACCAACGGGCTGTTGAGGAGATTATGGGGTGGGGCAAGGAGCGGAGGCATTGGCTCATATTTGGGTCTGGAGTTGAGCATTGCCGCCATCTGGCTGACATGCTGGTTGCTGAAGGCGTTAGTTGTGAAACCATATTTGGCGATACGCCGAAAGAAGAACGGGCCGACATCATTGCCCGGTTCAAGAATGGTGAGATTCGCGCCATCTGCTCGATGGGTGTCCTGACCACCGGGTTCAATGCGCCCAATGTGGACATGATTGCCCTCCTTCGTCCTACCCAGTCGGCTGGCCTGTTCGTGCAGATTGTGGGCCGGGGTATGCGGCTGCACCCTGATAAGGCGAATTGCCTGATCTTGGACTTTGCCCGAAACATCCAGCGGCATGGCCCGATTGACCAGATCAGGGGCAACCCCAGGGACCACCAAGACCGGGACGGGGAGAGTGACGGGCCGTTAGTTAAGGACTGCCCTCAGTGCATGAGCGTTGTCCACCTGTCGTGCATGGAATGCCCAGACTGCGGGTATCTGTTCCCCCGTGAGATTCAGATCGTGTCCAAGGCCAGCGAACTGCCTGTTCTATCGAGCGGCAGTCCTACGCACTGGGTTGATGTTGATAGCGTCCACTACGCGACCCACCGCAAGGTTGGGAAACCTGACAGCCTGAAGGTCACTTATAGCTGTGGGTTCCTAAAGTACAGCAATTGGATTTGCCTGGAACACTTTGGTTTCGCGGCTGAGAAGGCAAGAGCTTGGTGGCGGCGGAGTGGAGGTGGTAATCCTCCTGCTTCCATAGCCGAAGCGATTGCGCGGCAGCATGAATTGACGAAGCCAAGCTCTATACAAATCAAACGCAACGGTAAATTTGATGAAATCACAAACTACAGGTTTGATGTGCTACGTGTGCCGCAGGGAGAATCGAGGCTTTCGGTTTAACCCGAAAGCCCTCGGCTTGTTCAGTCCGGTGCTGCACTTTTGTTCTAGAAGATGTCAGGAGAATAGAATGATTGACCCGTCCAAGAACGAGAAAAAGGCGATGGAAACGGCCAGCGAACGGGCCGGGGAATACCTAGAGTGGCTGAAGAAAACCGACATGGCTGAGTTCAGCAAGAAAGAGTGGTCCGATCTTATCGAGGTGATCGTCAGCGGATACTCAGAGGGGATGTCTAATCTGGCTGAGAAGGCTCTGGAGATTGAGACGTTGCCGTATTAGCCAATCATTTAAGACCAAACAACTTCGCCCCTAGCGCCCGTTGGTGGACTGCGCCTCCACGCGCCTTCGTAAGGTCAGGGTTGATTGGTGGTAAAATTAACTTTGATGTTGGTTCTTCTCTTTTAAAATAATCCTGAAGTTTATCAATACCACCAGCATTTTTTATGTTTGTTGGAGAAGCATAAAACGTCCAACCTGTTTTATCAGACCCCTCCCAACGGCCCGGTGGAGGTGAATCTGGTTTATTGGCATGAACACTGTCATATGAATAAGTAATGTGATTAGGAAGTTTAAATTGTGAAGTTAAATGTCCACGACTATCTGGAATAGCCCCGGCGTTAAACGCGGCTTTAAGATCGTAGTCTGAGGATTCTTTAATTTTGTATTTTTGAATCCAAGAACGGAATTCATCATCGTTATTTTCTTCACTCATCATCCACACCCCAACCGCTCAGACCACACCACAGCGTAATCCATCATCCAGCGTGTTGGTGTATCCAAATCAGGGGCCGGGATCATCAGGCACACCCGGCTTGGGTCCATACTTGGCTTGGAGACGGTCCCACACCCGCTTACGGTCAGCGTCGGTAATAGGAACAACAACCTTAGCCACGGTGTCCAGTGTAGCCTGTGCGGTGTCATTGGCTTGTTCCGCTTTCCCAGCGTCAATAAGTTGGCGGTCCTTGAAGTACCCGAAGATAGCACCGAGCGCCCCAAAGACCGCCTTAATCAGACCAATCATTTAACGATGGCGGTCTTGGTAACCAGCCGGAGGGCGATATTAGCCAGCGCCAGGATCGTCGTTACGACGGTTGCCTGTACTTCAGGCGTTAGGCCCAGGTCGAGTTTGAACAACCCGGCCACGGTGGCTACAGCGGCGACTACGTTTACCCACAGGGTCTTGCTCAAATACCATTTAGTCGTTTCCATTTAAGCCTCCTTGAATAGATCAGTTACACGCTTCGCACGTTGCGGCGTCTGCTTGGCCCAGGCGCTATCCAGGGCCTCTCTACGGGCCGTAGCATAATCCCTGGCTTGAATGGCAGCCAACATATTCTTGAACTTCAGCACCCCTCCCAAGCCCATCTGGAAGGCCATGTTGGCTATGGCGCGCTGGACGCCTGGGGGCTTGGTTTCCAGCCAGGGGAGGGCCTTGGCAAGCTGGGCCTTGACCCGCTCGATGTCGTTATCGAGCATCATCATGGCCTCGTCCTCAGTAATACCTACGTCGTCCAGATTCCGGCCTACACCGAGGGTGAGCTTACCGGCTGGGCACAGGTACGGATTTAGCCGGATGCCCTCTTCGGCAATCAGGTCTTCCCTTAACCCTTCCACGGCACGCCGTTAGCCAGTAGCCAGCCCACCATCGCAATCAAAATTCCCACTAAGCCCCACATGATCTTATCCAGCCGATTGTGGATGGTTTTGAAGGCGTCTTTAATTTCACCATAGCGTTCAGCGCAAATCTGCTCATGGAGGTTAAGGCGCACTTCGGTAACTGTGGGGTCGGTCATCGGGCAAAGCTCCGCATGGCGCGTTTAGCGCGAATGGATGAAATGGCTGGATGCGTGTAAACGGGGCCACCTGAGGCGTATTGAGGGGAGGTGTTAATATTTATGCGAGGGGTAAGCTGTCCGGTAGAAACAAGAGGCGCGATAGATTTTGATGTTATGTTTGATAGCATCTCATCAAAGCCTTCAGTTCCAACAACTTTTTTTAAATCTTCAATAGCCATCTTTTTGACTTCTGGATCAGTAGACATAAGGCGCTTGCCAATTTCATCTCTAGTTTCTTGTGGAATTCTGTATTTATTTAAAGATGAAATAATCCCATGACTTGCTTTAGAAACAGCAGCCCCTGGATGACCCATAAGCAAGCTTCCAAGAATACCTGCTACTTTGACTTGTGCGCTCTGGTTGGCTTCTTCTTCTGCCAACCGAGAAGCGGTCTGAGAACCGCCTCGTATGGTGTTGGATGTCTTTTGAAATTGAATCTCATTTGTGATGTCTTGAACAAAACGATTAAATTGAGCCGGTGTCGGGGCTATAGTTTTAATCTTTTCATTAAGAATAGAGTCACCATGAACTATATTCTTAATCATTTGAGGCGTTAAATTTGGATTGTTTCTTAGGCTGTTGGATAATTCTTTTGCCACCCCAACCCTAAACATTTCCCGCTCACCAGCAGTATATGTTTGAAACATATCCTCCATAACTTCAGCATCGCCTTTTGCAAAGGCACGGCCTTCTTTAAGAGCGCCTTGCATCTTGGCCGCACCGGCATAATTAGCGTTTGCTTTTGCATACGCTCCTTCTTCTCCACCAGTAATGTTCTTTAGTTCAGTGCTTAATTTATTTCTAAATTCAGAAAGACTCCTAACCTCGCTATCTTTAGCCAAACGTAATGTTACTGGGTCTCTAAACCCCTCAATTTGGTCATCAAGACCACGTAAAACATTATGCCAATAGCGAAGAGATGGATTTACTATGCTTGTTACGCCGTCTGAGTCTGTAACAAACTGCCCATACATTTTATTGGGGACTTCTTTTCCAGATGCACCTTCAAATATAGATTCTGTTTTTCTTGCTTTTTCAAATGCCGATTGCAAAATTGGTTTAATGTCTGGGTTGCTTCTATAAGAATCAAGAAGATCAGACATAACATTTTGATTTTCATTAAATGCTTTGGTAAAATTTGGAGAAGTTGCTTTCTTCAAATTATCAATAATTTTTGCTTCAGCATTAGCTTCTTTTGGATCAATGTTTCTACGCACTGACTCAACAAGTCTACTTGCTGCTGTATTTGCTCTATTACCAAATGTATCAACTGCTATCTGTGCGCTTTTTCCAGGCGCTGCTGCCATGCTGTCGGCTAGACGGGCCGTAGATATGCCAAGGTCAGCGAGCGTCGCTTGTGGTCCAAGTTCAGCCAACCGAGCCTCGGCTTGTTCCACTGTCATGCCCTGATCTGCAAGGCGTTGCTCAATGTAGCGTGAGACTTCGCTCTTTTGGGCGGAGGGAAAACGACTGACTACCCCTTTGACAAGGCTACCTACTAATTTACCAGCGCCATAAATACCGCCGCCAAACCCTCCTCCGATTAATGCGCCTTCTTCTGCATTGCTTAGACGATTCTCAAAACCGCCTTCGCCCTCATTGAAGCCAGTCACGCCACCAGCGGCGGCACCCGTGCCTACCGCTTTTGTAGCGTTAAGAGCTATTGATCCAAGAGTTGCGCTTTTTTTGGCCTGAGCTAAAGCTTCAACGGCTTTAGCAGCCTTGGCTGCTTCATAACCAGCCTTGCCCATTCGCGCAGCACCAACGACCCCCTTTGCGCCCGCAAGGAGTTCTCCGCCCACAAGCATAGACCCCACGCCACCAGTTAGATTGGCGGCAATGTTTGTCTTTGGATATAAATTGGCAAATTGACTTTGCTCTGCTCTTATTCTTTCAAGATTCTCTTCAGTGCTTCCAGGAGTTAAGAAAGCCTCAAGCTCATCTCCCGAACCCATCAAAGCGCCTTGTACAACGGCACGCCCAGTGCCTTTAGCTATATCCGACATCCCAAGTTCGGTTTTCTCTACTGGCGTTGCCCGAGTTAACCAGTCTTCGGTACCCGCCGGAGTGGCGCGGTCTTTCCAAGTTTCGGTTTTTTTATCGGCCATTATTGCACCTGCTCGTAGCCGTCGGCTTTGGCATTCTTAAGGTCTTCTGAAGAAATATTAAAAACCTCTCCTGTTTTTGGGTTTTTAACTTTTATTTGTGCAACTGGTTTATCAACAGGCGCACCTGTATCTTCATAATCTTTATAACCTTCTTCATATTTTTTGACTAATTCAGGTCGTATTTCTCTTAAATACCGCCTTGCATTAGGTCCAAGTACATCGTAAGGGGTTTTCTTTGCAGCGTCTGATACAACCGCTCTGTTGTATCCATTCATTTTAGCTTCCAACCTGTCAAAACCCATGTTTGTAAATGTTTTAACAACTGCTCTATTTACTCCGGTTATGTTTAAGTTATTTAAATTGCTTTGAAGTTCTTGTAATGCTCTATCTGCTGGAGTTCCAGCACCAGTCAAAAGTTTATTTAATTCAGTCGCAACAATATGGCTGTTTGCCGCTACTGCGGCGGCTGCTTCTGCCAAATATGGGTCATTATTAAATTCTTTAGCTCCACCTTGTTTAATATATCTCATAAATCTTGTATCAGAAGGATCGGCTTTTCTTAATTTATCTAAGTTATCTAATAGCTCTCCAGAATGTTGAAAAAGCGTATCCATTGATACAGCAGCTGATCCAGCAGTTCCTGCTTTTGATGTATCTTGTAAATCAAGAACGGCCTTTCTTTGAGCTTCCATATTAGTTCTGTTTAATTTTGGGTCTATGTTAAACGCCATTGTAACCGCAGCAGGTACCGCGCCGCCTCTGGTTAAAACGGGAGGTACTTCTGCACCGCTAACTATTGATAATGCGCTAGCAAGCGTTCCAGAATCAACTGTTCCACCAATTACACCCTGTTGTAATTTATCTACGTAGGCTCCCCGAGCTTCTTTGTCTGACATACCAGGGTATTCTTTAGGGTCAAATATCGGAGTTTGAGTCATACGAGTAACTCTATTTTTCTCGTTTGCCAAACCTTGGCGAACCAAGCGATTCTCCCGAGCCTCACCCAATTTTCCTTCGCCTAAAAACTGCATCAAATCTCTGTTTTCTGTAGCTCTTAAAAGATCATTTTCCTGTCCTTGCCTCTTAGTTTCAGTTTCTGTCCTAAATTGTCTGTTTTTAAAATCAAAGTCTTCAATTTGTTTTTGTCTGGCCTGTGATAATGAAGCTTCATGCTCTGCCAGCGTTCCGCGCAGAGACAAGTTCTTCATGTCTCTTTCGGCGCGTGCGGCTTTAGCCTCTTGCAGTTGCTTAACGCCCAACAACCCACCTTGGCCGATTGAGCCAAGGAACTTTGCCCCTGGCTGCGAAGCAGCCGCCATTGTCCCCAGGCCAGCCTGGAGAAGCGCCATGTATTTGTCTTTGGATGTGTCTACATTTTCGGAATCAGCAAGACGTTTTCTTATATCTGCGTACAGGCCGGAGGGATCGGCTTCGCCGGGAGGGGCTAATTGTGCTTCTGGTTCTGGAACTAAGTTTGCCCTTCTTTCGTCTATTCTCTTTCTCAGTGCAGTTAGTTCTGCACTAGGCTGATAGCTGGATTGATTTGAGGGTCCGTTGTCAAGTACCTCATCTTGCTGCCCAGCATAATGAAGAGGAACCTGAACGTAAGGAGCCGCAGCCGCAGCCGGAGCCGCAGCCGCAGCCGCAGCCGCAGCCGGAGCCTCAGCCGGGGGAGCGGCCTGACCACGCATAGCACTAAGGGCTGCTTTAGCCCTGAACCGTGTAATCGGGTCTATAGCTGTAGTCGCTATCCTAAGCAATTCAGTTGGGTCTGGCGGGAGGTCAGCTTGGTAACTACTCGGATCATTTCCATCCGTACCGTTAACGTAATGCCTCACCGCCCCGCCATGCGCCATCGCCGCCACACGGCTGGCATCAGCCGCGCCCGACATCAGGGCTGCTGTTGACGATTCCTGCGGCGCTTCCGGCGCGGCCTGACGCTGCGCGATTTTGGGCTGCGCTTCCGGCCCTTGGCCCAGCATTTCCTGGCGCACAGCGGCCATGAACGCGGGGTTCATTTGGCTCACTCCCGTGCTATCGCCGGTCATCTGCGGCGGCTGCTGGGGGGCGTTCGCGCCACCCTTCAGCGCGTTCAAGGCGTTCATTGCTGCCATACGCTGCTGCGGCGTACTACGCGGATCGGTCATCATCGCCATCAGCATGTCTGGCGACTGCTGCTGCTGCATTGGATTGAACGCCATTATGAAGCCCTCGCAAACATTCCAAGCCCACGTTTCGGCAGCTTGCCGTAACTGGCCTTCTTAAGTGAACCCTTTTTAATCGCTCCGCCTTTAGCCTTCGCAAGACCATAAGCACCAACGGCAGTAGCGGCCAATCCGCCTAACTGGCCAGCTAAACTCGCACCCGGCGCAGATGTGGTGGTTGATTGGGTCTGCCCACCAGCCGGGGTGTTTGACGCAATATTAGCAGCCTGACCGACGTTGTAGAACGGCGCGGCGTTTTCCGCAGCGACCTGTCCTCTGCTGGCATCAATGCCACGCTGTTGCTGGGCTTGTTCAGATTCACCAACCGCCTGTAATGCGGCGGCGTCTCTGAGGTTCATTTGTTGGGTAGATTGACCCAGACCAATGTTGGCTTGCCCAGCCGCAAGCTGATTGGCGGCATTGGCTTGCATCAAGTTACCAAGACCAGCACCAATACCAGCTTGACCCTGACCGGCTGCAAGTTGACGCGCCAGATCAGTTTGGCTGGCTTGAATGTTGGACTGACCGATTGAGGACAGTCCCTGTCCAGCCGCAAGCTGACGGGCCGCGTCCGACCCGGCTAGACCGGCATATGTAGACCCAAGGCCAGCATACGAAGTGCCAAGATTTCCAAGTCCAGCGCCCGCGCTTTGTAAAAGCTGTTGCTGCTGAGTGCCAAGGCTACCTGCCGTAGCGCCCAACTGTCCGTAGCGCGACAGGTCAGCCGAAGAAGCGGCAAGCCCTTGGCCATAACCGCTCTGGAGCGCCTGGGCTTGCTGACCCAGGATAGCCTCCTGTGTATCCCGCGCTGCACGACCTACTAGATCGCGCTGGCGGGTTGAGCCGTAGCCCCCAGCCTTAATGAAGTCGCTGCTGATCTGCGGAAGGATATTCTCAGACAAGTTCCGTGCCCCAAGCTGAGCAATGCGGTTGGTAACCTGCTCGTTGTACGGGTTCATGTACTGCCCGACATTCTGAGCAGAAGACTGGCCAGCGGCTTGCAGATACGGAGAAGCTGAAGACAATCCCAAGGCGTCCGTGGACTGACCGTAGAGATTGGCGGCTTGGCCATACTGCCCTTGCGCTTGTTGGGCATACGGGCTGAACATACCGGCAGTGTCGGTGCCAGCCGCTTGCTCAAACATGCCTGTAGCGGCGTTAAACTGGCCCTGACCGGCTAACCCAGATTGCCCAGCGGCGGCTTGGTTATACAGGTTCCCAGCCTGACCATAAGCACCTGCGCCAGCGCCGTAGATGTCCATACCGGCAGCGTTGCCAATATTAGCACCGCCGCGCACCAACCCAAATTGACCAGCCCCTTGGCCAGCGCGGACTTGAGCGTTGGCCGCTTCAATGTCAGCGTTTGTGTCAGCCGTTAGGGGTACGCTAGGGTCGCGGTCAAACTGCTGCGTTTCTGCGTTCCACGTAGCCCCATAAACCCTGGGCGCACGCGCCGCCATCCCTGATAGGCTAGGGAATATGGCGTTCCGAAACGCTTGCGTAGCTTGATCTGGTAAATTCGTTACCGTTTGATAGGTTGTATTTGTAGCCATTTTCTATCTCCTACGCCCGTGCGCTCTTCAACAAAACCGCGAGGCCCTTTTGTTTGGGCGAGGCTTTGTTGGGATTCTTACGGCCCGCATTGCTGCGAATCTTTTGTTTGATTTCTTCAATCCGCTTTTGGCCGGTGTCGTTGTCGCCGTTGCCGAGGTCTGAGACGGTGGCGGCGTCGATCACATGCTCACCGTTTGAAAGCAGCGCCGGGATGTCGTCGCTCTTGCCGTCGCCAGGACCGTTGATCCGGCCACCAGCACGGGCATTTACATAACCCCACTGGGCGGCAGACATAAGCTGTGGCATAGCGGCAGACTGGGGTAGACCCATGCCAACCGGGGCAACGTCACCGCCATCGGCATACATACCCACATTTGGCATATTGTTTTGGTAAACATCCATAGGATTCGCAGCCACCTGCTGGCTCGGCCTTCTCATCCAAGAGAACACATTGTTTTGGTCATACGGCACTTGGTAAGGGGCCGGGAGGGGTGTCGCGGGGGTGCCTTTGTTGGGGATTGCCGCACCAAGGCCAGCGCCCAGGACGCCATAACCTGCGTTCATAATGTTTGATCCAAGACCGC